TCAAAGCGAATCCAACATCTGATAGGTCGTTTCTGGCGATTCCTGCATGACAGGTTTCGCTTTTTCGCGTGCCTGGCTTTCCCAGGCAATTCTTGATCCAGCGCAAGCAGGGCAGTCGTCGTCCTCTCCAGCGCAATGCACGCAGATCCCGCTCAAGCGCATCAGCTCTTGCCCAAGCCGTCGCAGAACATCGTCCTGCCGGGACTCCCAAAGCTCCTCAGAGAGTGTTTCGCCGATTCTGTACATCCTTACTGATTTTGCGTCTGCCATTGCCCTGTGCCCTCTGGCGATTTTGGAGCGAAGCGGGTGGGGGTGCTGTTACACCCCCACTTTACCGCAAAACGCCTCGGTCTCTACTTGATCGCTTCTTGCTCAAATCCGAAAAGCACGCCTTTCAGGGCTATGCGTGCCTGATTCCTGATCTCTGGCGGCAGGGAGTCGAATCGTTTCAAGATAGGCCTTAAATCCTCTGATACCGTCAGTTCGGATTCGCCTAAAAGCAGCTCGTCATTCGACACGCCTAATACTTTTGCAAGCTCAACGATTTTGTCTGCAGACGGCATCTGTGTGCCTGCCTCATAAGACGTATAACTCGACTTCGCGATGCCTGCTGGCCCCCAGACGTCAGGCTGTGTAAGGCCTCTCGCCTTCCTGAACCTCTTCAGGTTTTCGCTCAGTGTCATCGTTCTGTCGCTCTGGTTTCTCATCGTTTCCAGATCGTAAATACTGTTCAATTGTCCAGTTCCGTTATTCCGGTATTTTAGTGCTTGCATGTCGTGACCCTCAGTGGTTAGCATACCGGCATTCGGCTACCGTTATTCCGGTATTGACAAGGATTTGTATGTTTATCGATTGGTTGACAGTTTCTCAGGTGTTTGATTTCGACCTTCCCGTCATTTCGGACACTGCTTTTTTGGCTGTTGACACCGCTACGCACGAAATCCTGAGCACGTCGTACCGTTCTACCAAATACGAAGGCAGCTATAGCTCCACTCTCAAAATCAAAATCTCTGGTCGGAAAATTACCGTAGATGGCAATCCTTCACGCATCAACAGGCATGACAACTTGTTCGGTTTCGAAACTGTCTCCGAATGCATCTCCGTCTTTAATTCGGTCATGTCCAATCTCGGTCTTCCTTCTTTCACCCGCTGCACGCGGTTTGAAATTCGCGATGGCGAGTCAGGGGGGAAGGCCGGTCATTTATGGTCTGACGGTTGTGTCATCCATCGTATAGATTTGACTACTAATGTTGCTGTTGGTTCTGGCAATGAAATGTCTTATATACGCGCTTTAGCAACTCAAAGAATTGGTCATTCTATTGGGTTTCTTTATCCAAATGGTCAAACAACTGACTGGACTACATCCGGTCACGGCAAGGGCGCTAGACTTCAATACAGAAAAGTATATAACAAAGCTTTTGACCTCATTAATAAGCACTTGCCTAAAGTTAAGCTTATTTATGGTGAAACATCCGAAGAGTTTAAGTACGCCCAAAGTCTTTATGACTACTGTGTTTCTCAGGGTATTGTTCGTTTTGAACAAGAATTGAAAGATGAGTTCCTTAAGAAGAAGGGTCTTTCCTTCTGGGGCTTGTTTGACGAAGGCATTTATAGCCAACTCCATCGAGAGTTTTTAGATATTGATCAGCGCCTAAAGGTGACTAAAATGGATCAGGTCAGCATTGCACAACAGCTTTTACTTGAGAATGTAGTTGATACTCCGCGTCAGGCTAATACAACTGCCTATTACGCAAGTCTTTGGATGAACGATCAGGAACTCGTTCTCTCTCAACGCTCTTTTGAAACTCATGCTGCTCGGCTTAATCGCATTGGTATCAATATTCGTAATGTCTGCGACATTCGTTCGTTCTCTACTGTCTTTATTCGTGAAATGAAAGAGATTACACCTGCTAAGAACATTCAGCCACCATCGTTCTACAAGCGCGCTTCTCATTTGAGGTCTGTGGCATGATTTATAATAATCATCAGGGAACTCAACTTACAACCAAGCAACGCCATATGCTCGATCAGCAGCGTCACGTTCGTGAGTTTATGAACCCTGTTCTGACCCAGCAAGTAGCAGAAACACTTGCTGTAATTGAAGTTCGGAAAGAGCATGGCACTAAACCCGAGCGCATCTGGTTTCTTGATCGTCAAGAAAAAGGCACTCCGTCAATGGCTGAATGGATGGGTTACTAATGGATAAGTCCCAATATCAGATTCTTCGTTATTCCGTCGAGGCCGAGATTGCTAATTTTAACTCTGGCAACATTGATGATTCTGCTTTCGCTAGCTCGCTTATGCGCCTGTTTTTACAGGCTTCATCAGCTGAGCAAGTACGCTCTCAAATAGCTAAGCGTCAGTTTCTTACTTTTCGCCGTGTTCCAAATCTCATTCCGCCCAGCTGGGCATACTGCAATCCGAGCTTAAGTTCTCGGCTGCCTACACTGTAAGGGGCTTTACCATGTCTATGACTCTTTTGATTGAAGTAACTGGCATTACTCGTTCCGGCATTTCTTCAAGGTCTCAGAAGCCGTACACGATGTTTCAGGCCTTCGTCCATTTGCCAAATATTCCTTATCCTCAGAAGACTGACTTCTATGCCGCGCTTCCCACCGAAGTTCCACAGCCCGGAACTTATGAGTGTGATGTTATCGCTGATGTTCGCGATGGTCGTCTTGAGTTTACTTGTGATCCTCGTCAGGGCCGCCGCAAGAACATTCCTCCTCTTTCTGCTGCAATGAACCCGCAGAAGGCTGGCTGATATGAATTTTTTGGGCTGTGATGGAATGTGGCAAGTTCAGGCTGACGGTACTCCCGTTTGTACTGGTCAACTACAAACTTTCACTGTTCAAGAGATGCGGGACTCCCTTAGTCCTGCAATTACCGCAGAACAGCGGATGGAGATTACCGGCGCGCTTTTTGCACTGTTCGTCTTTGTCTGGGTCTGCAAAACCGTCCGCAATGCTTTTTAATTGGTGATATATGAAAAACAAACTTCTCGTACTCTGCAAATCCGGTCGCGCTCAACTGGCTGTAGCCGCTATTGTCATGGCGTCTACCTCGCAATCGTACGCTGCCGCCGCAAACATCGACACTGCTGAAGCCCTGGGTTACGTCACTGGTGGTGCTGCCGCTGCCGCTGCGGTTGTCGCTGCCATGTTCGGTCTGACCGCCCTCATCGGTGCTGCCAAGAAGGCAATGCGCGCAGGGACTTAATTAACCCTGTTTGCCCGGTGGGAGTTCTTCCCTCCGGGCTTTTTTTTGTCTGGAGAAAATAATGGGGACATTAAAATGTATATTGATCCGAACGACTTTGTCTGGTTTTGGGTTACGGCTGCGCTCTTTCTTCTTTGCGTTGGTCGTTAGTTTATTTTATATTCAGGCTGCCTCTGCTGCTATTTTCTACACTGGTCCTCTGTCTAGCTCACATTTCTCTACACCAGCTGCAGCATGTGCTGAAACTGCCGCAGCTTGGGGGCCTGTAAACCTTTCATACCTCCAATCCAATCTATGGGCTTGTGGTAATTCACTTAATGTTCAAGGGACAGGAACGTGTGACTCTGGAACTATTTATAATGGTACAACGGGCGCATGTGACAATCCCGAGTTACAGAAATGCTTAGATGCCAAAGGTACAACTAAGAAAGGACATAGTTGGCATCAAACTACTGACACACCAAGTCCTCCTTCACCCGGCGGCTGTTCAACTACTTTGTCTGGAGTATCTATATGCCTCGCAGACCCTACTGGCGGATTTACTTGTACTGGTGATATCACTGTTACAGGCGATCTTTATGTTCCTCCTCCTACAACAGAACCTACACCCGACCCAACCCCAACCCCAACTCCCACGCCAGGTACTGGCACCGGTGACACTGGTACAGGTTCTGGATCCGGTAGTGGTTCTGGTAGTGACTCAGGCTCCGGTAGTGGTAGTGGCTCTGGTTCTGGTTCTGGCAGTGGTTCAGGCTCAGGTTCCGGTAGTGGCTCTGGCAGCGGCTCAGGCTCAGGTTCCGGTAGTGGCTCTGGCAGCGGCTCAGGCTCAGGTTCCGGTAGTGGCTCTGGTAGCGGCTCAGGCTCAGGTTCTGGTAATGGTTCTGGATCAGGTTCTGGCACTGGTACTGGCGATGGTGACGGTACTTGTGAAGGTGATAAATGCGGTGAGGATGACGCTCAGGTTTCCGGTGATATGCAGTGTCAAACTGTCGTTTCTTGCACCGGTGATGTAATTCAATGCGCCGTACTTCGTCAGGAACAGCAATCACGCTGTGCAGATAAAGAGTATCGTGATCTAACTGAGAAGAAGATAGCGGATTTAAAGTCCGAGCTTCAATCTGAGTTTGCAGGTGAAGACTACAAACCTATTAAGCCCGATTCTGATTCAACTTTTGATCTTTCATCTATGATCGACACGAGTAGCCGTTTTGGTGCTTCCTGCCCAGTCCTTAGGACTGTAAGCGTTCCTTTTATGTTGGGAAGGTCAGTTTCTTTTGACCCTAATGTTCCGGGTCTTTGTACATTCCTCACTTTTATGGGTTATTTAATGGTCGCCTTTGCAATGCGTAAGGCTGCTGAAATTATCGCAACTGGAGTTTGATTATGCCCGCAATTATTGGCTTGTTTATCCGCATGCTGGGTCTTTCCATTGTCCCGTTGGGTTGGAAGCTTTTAAGAGGCCTTGGCTTTGCTGCAATAAGTTATATTGGCATTGATGCCGCACTTAATAAGGCCAAGGATTATGCATTTTCTCAGCTTGGCGGATTGCCTGCCGATTGGCTTTCAGTTCTCGGCATGCTTAAAGTGGATGTATGTTTGAATATATTGTTCTCTGCATATATTGCGCGTGCATTGCTTGCTGGTATGAACAAGTCTGGCAATAAAACAAGTATGAAATGGACACCTAAGGAGTAGGGCGCATGTTATTTCTTCGCACTGGCTTGCCCGGTTCTGGCAAGACGCTTAATACCATCAAGGAAATTGATTATGAACATGCTGCTGATCCAGATAATCCTTTGTTGCGTCTTCATAAGGATCCTGATAATCCCAACCTTCCGCCGCGCACCATTTACTACCATGGTATCCCTGAGCTTAAGGTGGATCAGTTAAAGTCTAATTGGGTCGAATGGGAAACTCCAGATCTCTGGTACGAATTGCCTGATGGCTCCGTTATCGTTATCGACGAGGCTCAAGGCACGTTTGGTACCGATGTGCGTGGACGTGTTGAAAAAGTTACTCGTTTTGAGAAACATCGACACCACGGTTGGGATGTTCATATTATCACTCAGCATCCATCACTCATTTGCTCGCCTGTGCGAAAGTTGGTAGGCAAGCACATCAACTTTATTCGTCCATACGGCAGGACCAAAGGCATATTTCGTCACGAATATGAAATGTGTATTGATCGTCCTGAGAACCGCTCTAATTTCAAGATGGCTCAAGAGAGAAAAATCGAATTTGACAGTCATTACTTTGGGCTTTATAAGTCTTCAACTGTTCACACTCATAAAAAGATCACACCCAGTTATTACAAGGCGATCCCATTCATTGCCGCTGCTATATTGATACCGATATTGTTCCTTGCTGGTGGGTTTTGGTACGTTATTAAGAGTAAGAGTTCTGACAGTGATGCTCTTATGCATTCACAGCCAGAAACAAAAGTCTCTGAGACTAAAACTCAAGTCGCACAGTCTTCATTGCCTAGCACTCCAGGCCGTGTAGTTCAGCCTGTTCAGGAATATATCCAGCAGTACAAGCCTAGGATTGCTGATGTTGAGTCGTCTGCGCCTAGGTACGACGAAACCAACAAGGCTCGTGATTTTCCACGTCCTACCTGTATGGCTTCGACCGATGTGCGTATGTTGTTGTCTGCTAAGTCGAGAGGTTTAAATACTGGCACATTCAATGGTGAGGACACCGTTTGCCAGTGCTATTCACAGCAGGCCACACGAATGACAACGTCTTTTGATTTCTGTATGTCAGTCGTGCAGAACGGATATTTTGATGACACCAAGCAGCAGCCAGCGTATGCCACACCGGCCGGTCTTTCATCAACTCGTTCCCTGGAGTCGCGTGACGGTCCGCAGCGAGGGCTCGCAGCGGTGGACCAGAACGCGCAATCTACAAAGCCTTCGCGGTTCAACATCATTCCTGACACCAGTCGCACTCAGAGGACTATCAAATGAAACCACTTGAGCTTATGTACAGATTCAACCCTGTCGTTGAGCGCTTAGACCTCTGTAACTCTCATGTTATCGACTGGAAGTGGCACCTACAGGAAACCCGTCCTCATTTTTGGTGGCGTTCCCGGTGCTGGCTGTTATAACTCGACTAAACGGTAATTTAGTTGAGTTATGCTTTTTGGTGATTAAAAGGACTGTACATCGATGCCGGGATGGATTCCAGAGGTACGCATAATGTATATTATGTTAAATTATGTCTGTGTGTTTCCAATTACCGACGAGTACTTGGTCAGCTCCTTGGCACCATTACATTTGCGCCAATCGCGATTTGATTGGAAAGCCCTCCTTTATCTTCCCAACCCCTTGATTCCATTGGGCTTTAGTTCACCAGGCATCCCAGTTCGACGCAGCTTTTTGACGATATGAGTGGAAACCTCTCCGATTCATAAATCCATAAGTCATTGATCTGTATAGATTTTACAAATCCACGTCTAAACGGAACAGCTCCATGCCTAAGGAGAAATCAGTGGAATCATATTTCAGGGGATGCATTGTCGACCGCCTCGAACCTCTTACAGGACAAGGGCTCCAGCGCTTTTTGAGGAATTGAGTGGACATTCCGCACCACCGTTTCCCAAGACGAAACCAGTGGAAAATCCACGAAAACACTGCCTTGCTGCGGGTCGTATGACGCCCAAACCAATATCGATAGAAACCCGTAAACCGAGGTTGCTGAGAACCGCCAATACCCTTGAAGCCCCCGTAATCCCTAGCCCTGGCCAGGCTAACAGTCTCTAATTCAGTTCTACCGTACTGCCCCAACACGGTACCCGGCGGCTCCTGAGATGCCTGGTCACGGGCTGAAGCATCATCGGATCACGACGTTTCCTGATAAAACAACGAGTGGAAATTCCATTTGCGAATTCGCTCAGAAAAGCCATGAAAGCCAATAAAACCCGGCACCATAGGATTTTCAAAGAAACGAGTGGACATTCCAGAGAGTTTTTCCATTCAAAGATTTAAATGGAAAAACCGCAGTGTCACTCAGCTCACTCTACGTGCGCGTTCAATTCTCTCCAAGGTAATGGCGCGGGTTGCTTGCTGAGCGTCAGGGTGCTCGCCCGGTCGACGCGAGTGACTGCTTGCTTCAAATCAAGGTTTTGTGCGAGCGCACCGTTACCGGCCCGACACAAAAAATCTCACACTCCCCGTTGAGGCGTTAGGGGGCTTTTCCCCTGAGCAGCCCATGTGTCCCAGAACGCCACGCCCCAAATCGCGAATTGCCCAACAATTGCAATTCGGCTTATCAGAGATCCAATAGCCATCAACCACAAAGCCTTTCAACAAACTCCAATCCAGATCCCTAAAAACCAAAACCCAGAAACCCAAAATACTAAAACCCAAGCATTGGCATTAATTGGCAATATCCTTATTAAGGGTAATAAAGCCACCAGCCGGCCACACCAAGAAATCCCAGAAGAACACCTTGGCAATATACGATTAAAGCAACTAACGCCTACGAAGCTCTCATAAAGACGCGAAACGACGGAATAAGTGGAAAAGCCAAAGCGCGCGTCTATTAGTTTATGCCGCAAGCCTTTGTCAAGCTCGCCGCTAAACTTTTAACGCCGAGCAGAGATAGTTGCAACAGTGTCAGCCGGGGGCTACCATCGGGCATCGTCAACGAATTGGGCAAGGGGGGATGAACGAAATGCACGCGATCAAAATGCAGAAAATCACTATGCAAAAAAACAAAATTCGAAGAAGCGAGCAGCTACCCTACCCTAACTTCCAGTTACTACCATAACTGGAAGTTCTAAATCAGCTACAAATCATACGGTATGCACCAACATTTCTACGCAGCCCATGCCTGTTTTTGAGACCTACGAAATCTTCATTGATATGGACTTTAGTCTGCGTGAACCTAGTATGGCTTGCGTTCGTCAGTACATTGAAAATTTTCCCGCATCATTGGAGGCTAACAAGGGTTATCTAACGACTCGGGAGTTTCTTCGCGCCTTTTCGGACAACAGCCTAACTTTCACTTCTTATAGAACTCATGTTGAGAGGTTATTATTATGGACTCTCATTATAAAGCAGAAGCCGTTTTCTCAGCTCAAACGCCAAGATGCGGAAGACTACCTGGAGTTCTGTCGCAACCCTCCAACTGAATGGGTAGGCCCGATCGTGCGGGGCCGGTTTGTGACCAGTGACCACACCGAATCTGCCTGGGGTGACCCCATTATTCCAAACAAGAAATGGAGACCGTTCAGCCTGAAGCTCCCTAAGGACTTTTCGAACGAGCAGGAGTCAACTCGTTATAAAGCTTCTTCGAGCACCATCAATCAGATTTACACGATCTGCAGCCGGTTCTTTGAATATATGGTTGAAGATGGGACGGTTACAGCTAATCCTTTTCGGATGATCAAGAAGAAGAGCCTCAGCGGTAGAGTCCCTCAAGAGGATAGGGTAAATCGAGCCCTGACTCCTTTGCAATGGGACTACGTTCTCGAAACCGCTGAGCGGATGGCTACTGAGGAACCAGAGCGGCATGAGCGTACTTTGTTCATCGTCGCCACTCTCTTCGCGATGTATCTGCGGGTATCCGACATCGTTGGCAGGCCGAACTGGCGTCCGGTAATGGGGGATTTTCGACTCGATCCCGAGGGCAACTGGTGGTACCACGTAATCGGGAAAGGCAATAAGGTTGGGAAGGTCGCGGTCAGAGATGAGTACATTTCAAAGTACCTAACGCGCTATCGTCGATACATTGGTCTGTGTCCGCTGCCAGAGTGGAATGAACAGACGCCTCTTCTCATGACACTGCGAGGCCGTTCAGGGCTGTCTGGGAGGCAGGTGCGCGCCCTCCTCCAATCGTTATTTGATAACGCGTTGGCACGGATGCGCGATGAGGAGCGTGAGGAACATGAGATGAACAGTCTCAGGTCGGCTTCTGCACACTGGCTAAGGCATACCTCTGCGACCTTCGATGCGCCGCTACGCAGCCCGAAGGATCTGCAGATGGATTTACGTCATAGCAGTCTCAGTACCACCCAGAATGTCTACTACCACTCACATGATCAAGAGCGCAGTCAATCCGTGCGTGGCGTAAGTATGCGTGACAGGGGTTGAGAGCCGCAGATGACTGAACAGGACATAAAATCCGAAGACATTCCATAGCGACTACGACGTACCGAGCGGCCAATGCGGCATCAATCCTGCCGAGCAACAGGCTTTCCTGTTAAGGCATGGCGTCCAGCGCCACCTCTTGCTGCTCAGCCAGGACGAAAGCTCGGGTGGGGAATTACCAACAGAAAAAATCTAACCATGCGCTATTGGCGAAAATCTTCAAAAAACATGCGCGAAGTATCAACGCGTTCAGACGCTTTTGGTAAGCCGTTCCCCCCAGCAGCATTTTCTTCCATAAACCAATAACAGTAGAGCTTGGCACGAGTGATGGCTACGTATGCTAGGCGCATGACTTCGTCGCCTTGAGCGTCATCGTACGCGAGCGCTTCCCCGTTCATCGACAGATCCGCCTGCACGTAGGCTTGGTTACAATAGTCTGACAGCATGAGCTGTTCACAATCGCCGACCAGAAAAACCACATCCGCTTCCAATCCTTTGGATCCGTGGTAGGTCATAAGGCGTATGTTGTCAGGCTTCTTGTCCCGTTTCGCTCTGTTGAGAATACCACTGAGTGTTGTGGGGAGAGCACCCTTAGTGCTTCTGGAGCGCGTCAGAACCATGATCTCGTGACCTTGACTGTAGTGACGTTCGACCATTTCCAGCAGGCGATCATCGTCTCGCTTCCATAGTTGTACGGGGTTCAGGACGTTTTTCATATCTGGATGTGCAGCATCGATAATGAATACCAAGGGACGGGCCTTTTGACTTGGCTGAGGCTCAAAGAAGATAGGCAGGCAGAGAACCCACATCCTGTCTGGCCAAGACCTTCACGCTTCAAATCATAGTTTGTCACGTGAGCAAAAGCGCCCACCAGGAATTGGTAGGCCTTGCCAGGGGCAACTACTGGTCGATTGTCCTGCTTGAATCGACCACAACAACTCCATCGCCCCACTAAATAACGTCTGGAATTGTAGGGTTGCGTCCTACAGGGTCGTTGTTCGCATTGAACCAATTCACGCGATCAATTTTAAACTGCGGTATATCTAGCATCGCATCGATCACGACCTTCTCATTCTTAAAAACCTCTAGCCACAGACTGAAAAAACCATCTGTGACCACACTGTCCACTATGCTACCTAGCGTGCATTTTCCGAATTTATACTCAAGGTAACGTCGAACTGCTTTACTTCCGATTACTGCTTTTCGTGTGTACCTAGCATCCCCCTCACCCGAAGCTAACAATTTTTGATCAAGCTTATAAAGATCAATAGTTGCTGTCGCTCGTGCAAACTGCGCAGCATTGAGTCCCGAATGAGGTTTCACAAGCAACGCATCCGGCCCTATCAAAGTGGTACTGAAAGCCATCAGGGTATTATTAAAATGAGGCCAATAGTATCTTAAACGATAAGGCTGCACAGGAATCGTAATGTTTTTTCGAGAATTACAAGAAATACAGATAAGCAAAAAGTTTGGCCACTTATTGCTTAATGATGGATAGATTTCTTTCGGCTTTATGTGCTCAACGGCCAAACCCATAGGTAATTGGATTTCACAAAAATGGCAATACTGGCCAGTGCGGTCTACTAAGAACTCGCGAGCTCTAGTCCAATCCGTAAACACCAACCTTATTGCGCTATTATTTTTGCGCGTTGGCCACCCCCCTTTATTGATAGGTCTCATTCCCTTCCCTTCTCTTTCAGCTCCAAGAAAGCTTTGTACTCTGGATCATTTGTTTCAGATAAAGCAATTTGATCCAATGCCTTACTAATTTTTTCATAATCGTCAAGGCTAAGCTCTCCATTTGTAGCCTCTATTTCGGACAACTGTTGCGTAGCATCTTTTACTCGCTCCTCGAAATCATCACTCCTGATTCCGTCCACACCCATAACTTGTGTGGCAACTTTATTGATTGGCAGCAAATTCGGGGACTCGCTTAGTTCCAATTCATCGAGATTCACTAGCTCGTCAGCTTCGAGGCTCTGGACAATAAACGGAGAGTGCGTGGTAGCTACAAACTGAATATTTGGAAAGGCCACCTTCAAATCATTAACGACACGCTTTTGCCAGTTAGGATGAAGGTGCTGGTCTAATTCATCAATCAATACCACCCCAGGCGTAAGATTCACCACGTCACGCCCAAGATGTGGATTGAGTTGAATGCAGCGGAATGCAATATCTGCAATCATACCAATGACGTTTCTGAAGCCGTCACTCAATTGATTATAACTAAGCTCCAGTGTGCGACCTGAATTATCTACAAACGTCCCGGTGAGAACTTCCTGCTTGTGATCATATTTAACGTTAGTCCAACGTCCATCAATCACTAACCCTTCAATGGCTGCCTTAAAAGCTTCCAAATGCGCGCGCTCCATCGGGCGATCGAATTTGGCCACACTATTTTCTTGAGTTTTAATCCAAGAAATGAAACCTTTACTAGAAGATTTTGCCGAAAGAGCATTGATATAAGCGCGATCAACACCCTCTATCTGTTTCTGATATTTTGGAGCTTCATGTTCCGCCCATAACCGCCCTGTGCCGTGATAGGCGATAACGGGGAATATAGCCTCAGCACCGCCCTCTCGCTCTTCACGAGGAGTTCTGCTCAGCTTCAACAAATATTGAGCAACGTCTTTTATAGGTTTTGCATCTTTAGTGGTAGTTTTCTTAATAAGGATACTACGCCCCCAAGGTTTGAGCTCCTTACCATTCACACTCCCTTTTGCCTTGATTTCAACAGGTGTCTGGGGCTTTTGCTGCCCATCAATAACCACCATCCTGACTTCATCCCAATTGATGCTTCGAGCGGGCACTCCAACACCAAGAAAAAAACTACCCAGAGCGACAGCTAAGGCATCTAGCACCGTAGTTTTACCGGTAGCATTATTTCCTATAAAAACAGTAAACCTATCGTTCAGTTTGAAGGATCGATTGGATACCCCTTTAAAATTTTTTATCGAAATCTCAGTTATCTTCACCTGTCCTACCCCTTGTATGTTTGCTTTGTACAACCCGCCCGAGTTTTGTTGACGATGCAAAGATCACACCCAAATAATACACTACAGCTGGCTCTCTTGCCAGAGCCTATCTCAAAGCTTTATACGCCCACCACCTAAGTTCGAGACGGAATTACCTCCTCCATCTCAACTAAACATTCCCAAAGTTTAAATCACTAAAACTATTGCTCTATTTCAACCCCACATAGATTATCTTACTTCCCCTTTGCTGCCCCTCGCTGGGCAACATGATAGCTATCCTGGATAGCAAGCAACTGGTGTCCCAATAGGGGAACAAATGGAAAGGTGCAATTGTGGGCATTGCCGCTAGAGTGATCCAATTTGAGCACGCCATCCTCAAAAATGAGCCTGCGCGCATGGACTGAATAGATACCCTCATTCTTCTTCGTAACCATGAATGCGCCTGGGGAAAGTACGCCACCACCTGCCTTGTAAGCAGTCTATAGGCTTCGCCAGCCGCATTATCACCCCTACCCAGTCTGTTGTTGCAAGCCTGATAGTTCGTCTGGAACTAGCTCCCGTTGCTGGATACGCCCCTCATGCTCCAATCTCGTACCTGCCCACGACCGGCGCGGGCGTCGTTCGCTACCTGGCGGAATACGCCGACAAGCTCTCGATCAATACGCTAAAGCAGCGTTTGGCAGCCCTTGCGCATGGCATATTACTCAGGGTTTCCCTAACCCCACCAAGACCCCTGACGTTTGCCAGATGATCAAGGGCATCAGGGGCGTGCATCCTGGAAAGGTGAAGCAGGCCGCCCCGCTCCTGCTGAAGCACCTAGGGCAGGCGGTCACATGGCTTGAAGGGGAAGCTGCAGTTGCGATTAAACGGGGAGATTACAAATCGCTGGTGTGTCATCGTCACTCGGTGGCGATTATCTGA